TCTGTGTTTGTGGAGCCGTCTGTATGACCAAAGTTTAGAGCCTCTCCAGTTGGCACAAAGATTTTATCACCAGTAGACAGCGTCAGCTTACTGTTAGGCGAACTCGTGCCAATACCAACATTGCCGTTGGAGTCGATACGCATGGCTTCTGAGCCGCCACCAATGTCCCAAGTAAAGGAACTTGCTGTATGAGCCAAGTTTCTAAAAGCCGAGCCTGTTCTCTCATAAGCCTGTAATACTACTTCCCCAGAGGCATCATTTGGTATTACTTCCAAGCCGGTGGTTCCATTAGATCCAGCTACAGTCAACTTTGAAGAAGATCCTAATGTACTCGTCCCAATACCAACGTTACCGCTGGAGTTGATACGCATGGTTTCTGTTGAGCCAGCATCACTGAAAAACGACAGTGCGGTAGAGGCGTTGGCAACACCGATAGACGCTCTTGTTATGTTGTTGGTTTCAAAAGCAATGCCCGTTGAAGAAACGCCAGAGCCTTCTATAAGAACATTTGTGTTGGTTGCAATCACGTTTAGCGGATTAGAAGGACTCGTAGTGCCAATACCAACATTCTCTGAAGAATCAATCGTAATCGCAGTGCTTGTGGCGTTATCGTCGATTCCTGTAGAAGTGAACGACCCAAACGTAACGTCATCACCAGACTGATACTTGTCCGTATTCAGAATGGTGAAATTGGCGTCAACCTCATTGTGAGTGAGTGGAGAACCCTTACCCGATCTAGTAGTAATCGTACTCATTAGCCTAATGTCACCTTCAGATTGCCAGCAGAAATACGCAATATATCGCCCGTACTGATCGTCTTCGGCAGCGCCGTCACAAAGTCAGCAGGATCAGTAAGCTCCGCCCATGCCAGCATATTCCCGGCAGAAGAGGCATCAAAAACCCCTGCATAGGTCACTGTACCCCAAGAGCCAGTTGCCTCTGGAAACTCCACTGCGGCGCTGCTAGTGGCTGTTGTTGGGGATGTGCCAGACACCGTAAACGCCACAGACTGACGGGCATATCCGTTCCCAGAAACCTCAGTACCCGGGCCAGTATCACTGGCTGCGCTAGTGAAAACGCCAACGTACAAGGTAGTCGGCGCAGTATATGAAGTCCCACCAAATACATGATTGAGAACCTTGTCCTCAAGGTAGTCTGAAAAGCTCATCCTAATCCCCTAACTTTTAGCTGTAAGCCTGTGCCAGACTGCGAGGCGCTGGCTCCACTTTCATTTACGCGAGCCAACGCTGCGCTGTACAACTGCGCCCATGTTGCCGCTCTCTGGTCATCTTTAATGTACGGCGCTGCATGAAGAAGCGCACCATACAAATAAACATCCGGGTGGCTTAGTAGCAACCAGTTGTCTGCATTGCTTCCGCTCAATGCAGGTATCTTCTGGTAATACAAAAGCTCTACCTCGTATGCGCCGTCAGCGGTCGGAAAGACCTCAAATCCGCGCTCCGCATGACGGTAATATCTTGGCTCGCCGGTAGTGTTCTCAACACCCTGACGCTTATCTGCCATTGCCGCAGCAGATAACAGTTGCAAATTTCTGGTTCCGCCAGAAGTAATGTGCAGGCGTATCGTCTCTACCCAATCACTAGGACGCTGCAGGTACTGCCCATCAACTTCAGCAGTAGCCCGATTTTCCATTTCAAAATGGCGGATATCACGACTCATTTGAGCCTCAGCCATCTCAATAAACTGAGGTATTATATCATCCAAGTCGGGTCTATCTAACCAATCAGAAATCGCAAACTTCAGCCCGGTATAGGTATCAAGAGACGTATTTGTGTTCGGCCTTCTAACTTCCAACAAGGCAGCATCATACTTCGCCTGCCATAACGGAATACGCTCATCATTGCCGATGTACGGAATAGCCTCTACCAATGACCCAAATAGGTATACATCTGGGTGGTTGGTAAGCATCCAGTTGGTGGTTTCTACTGCCGTCAGCGGTGTAATGTCGCGTACCCGCCGCTTAATTCTAGCCTCAGCTAACTGAATAAAGTCAGGAATAGCATCGTCTAGGTCATACCGCTCTAGCCAATCCGCTATCGCCGCCTTGAGTCCGTCATAGTCATCCAGATTGACACCAGACTTAGGCTTGCGGATCTTGCCAATCTCAGCCTCGTATAGCGTCCTCCAGACCTGTAACCGATCATCTTGCCCAAGATACGGCGAAGCCTCAGAGAGAGAGGCGTATAGGTACAGATCAGGGTGATTCGTCAGAATCCAGTTCGTGGTGTTGCTTGCCGAGAGCGCCGTTATCCCATCAAACTTGCGGAATAGCTTAGCCTCTCCCAGCTTAATCAACTGCGGCACAACACCATCAAGGTCTGCCCGGGCAAGCCAATCTCCGACAGCCAGCTTCAAGCCGTCATAATCATCAAAATCCGCGTTCCCTACAGTGCCTCTTAACGTGCCTACAGCGGCTGCATATAGCTGCGCCCATACGTTTACACGCTCGTCTTCAACAAGGTACGGAGAAGCCTCCAATAGCGCGCCATAGAGATAAACGTCAGGATAGCTGGTAAGTATCCAGTTGTTGGCATTTGACGCTGAGAGTGGGCTGAAGTCCTTGTAGCGCCGCTTTAGCTTCGCCTCAGTCAAAGAGATGAAGTCTGGTATGGCAGCGGTTAGGTCGCTACGGTTTAGATAGTCAGCGACCGACGCCTTTAACTCAGTATAGTTGGACAGTGCCATTTACTTTTTCTTCCGCTTGTTGGCAGTCTTAGCTGACTGCTTGAATGCCTTAGCCGTTGGCGCACCCTTCGACCCAGCTTTCCGCATCTTCTCGCCAGAGCCAGCCTTAATGCGCTTGCGCTTGGCGTGAATGTTTGCGTACAAGCCCTTACTTGCCACGCTTCTTGGCCCTCTTCATCTTGGCCTTAGCCTTTGCTGCAGCGGCCTTACCTTTCTTGGTATATGCGTAGTGCTTTCCACCTACCTTTGGCATCACTTGCTCCTTGATTTAGTGCCAGAACATTTCCACCGTTTACGGGATAACCGTAACGGTGAGTTTGGATCTTTTGCAGCCTTTGGGTGGCTCTTCATCTGACCAGCCGATCTGGCGCAGTATGCGTCGCCCTTCTTTGTCCCGGGCTTCACGCTTGCACCCTTCTGCCCGTAGCTGACCTTTTTGCCAGATGCGGTCTTTTTGACTTTCGCCTTGCCTTTCGCTGGCTTCATTTATGACCTCGTATTATACCTTAGTAACCTATACGACTCAGCAACCCTTCATCTAGCGTCACGATCTGCTGGCCCAGCCTCGCCTTGTACTGGTCGGTAGGGTCTACATACGTTGCGCTAGTCCTTGGGTGAGTCAAAAGCTCTGGGTTTAAGTCTCTGAACGTCAGCGGCCTATCTAAACGCCCCAGCCCCTCGCCAAGCAATCCAGCGGAATATGTAGAGTGCGGAGACGGTAAAGATCCGCCATGCAGTAGGCCGACATTCTGCAGTGTAAGGTTTGTCGGGTCTTGAAGCTGCCGAGGATCGCTTATCGCAAGCCGCATTTCTGTCAGGCTTAGAGCATTCGGTATGCGGCGTACTCCTGCCTTTAGCTGCGCTGGGCTAGGGTCATTTACAACGCTAAATGCTGCCTCAATGTTCTTTCTTTTGGGGCCGCTAGTAGAACGAATGTACTGATGTACCTCTGGGTCACTGATGCCCGGGAAGTCTGGGTCGGCCTTCTTGATCAGCTTGTCTATGTAGCTGATATCGCGCTTTCCTAACGCTGCCTTTGCGTGTTCAATCATCACCGCTGGCCCCATGTCGGTGAAGTCATTAGAGCTAGGAGCCATCTGGAATGGCAGCACAAGCATTGAATCATCACCGCCACGGCGCATTGCATTCTCGACAGCGGTGACGTACCCCTGCGCGTTAGCCCAAGCCTGATCAGGGAAGTCTGGGTTAAACATATAATCCCGACCGCCGCCAAGGTATACCGGCTGCTCAAACTCAATGCCGTTCAAACCATAGATCGTGTCGCCTGATGGTGTCCTGTCTGCCATCGTGAGTAGCGCCCTTTGCCCCTCATAGTCTGCAAGGCTGACCGTAGGGACATCATACTCTGTGCGCTCTACGTCTAGCTTTAGATCCTCCATGATCGGCTGCGCTTTGACGCGCTTATCGTAAATCTGAGACGGGGCCACATCCTCTATACCTCGCTTGCGGGCTATCCCCATCAGCACGGCAGATGCCGCATCACCCAACACTGGCACAGCGCCCGCAGCGGTCGCAGCACCCATGAGTCCGGCGGTTGCGTAATCGCCTTTCTTCGCGGCGTCTACGGTTTCTGCAGCGCCTTTCGCGTCACCTATACCGGGTATGAAGTCTATAACCGACAGAAGCCCCTCAGCAGCCCTATATGCGGCGTATGGGTTGTCCTCATAAAGACCCATGCCTAGCAGGCCAGATGCAATACTGTCTCGCGCTGACTCAATAAAGCCCGGCTCGTATGGCAATAACTGTGGCATCTCTCTACTCATTCACCCGCCTTATCCCTAGCGTACTCAAGCGCCATCTCGATCAGCTTGCCCGTAGGGACTCGCTCACCAGTGAATGCGTCAATGCCTGCTACGTTCTCGTAGTAGTCTTGTATCGAGTCCTCGGGGCGATCTGCGTAACCCTTATATTGGTATGCCCTCGCCATCTCTTTTGCTACCTGCGGCGATATGCCCTCTCTCGCAGCCCAATCGTAGCCGCCAGCAAAGTTGATCGCCATATCTAGGATGCCACGGTCTACTCGGGGGCCAAGCTCTGGATACTCTCGCATGATGCGCTGGGCTACAGCCTCGGGGAATGAGATATGTTGCATGGCATCCACGGGATTACGTAGCACCGTCATCAGGTTGTGGTCGCTGATACGCTGCAACAATCCGTAGTTTTCAAAAGGGTTATCTGCCATCCCCCATTATACCATCAGGCGATGCCTTGTAGGTTGCGGCGAATAGGATCACCCCAGTTGGATGTTTTCTTGTATCCCACCGCGAGATATCTAAATGCGTCTGCTGAGTGACTAGACCAATCGTGCGATGGCCTGCCCTTCCACACCCTGTTGTTATCATCATACTCTCGGTGATATGCCCGCAACGCATCAACACCGTGGGCGCACTTCTCAGC